TCTTTATGTGGTTGTTCATTGACTTTCAAGACCAGAGCATTATCTACTGAGTGTCCTGATGGCAGATGGTTTGCACTGCTATCAGAAGAAGATGAAGATAAACTAGATGCACTATGAGTATTATATTTAATGCTGCAGATCATAGCTACAAGAGTATTGAGGCAGAGGGTATAGATTGGGTGAGCGTAACATCACTCTTATCTAACTTTAAGAAACCTTTTGATGCTGAAAAAGTAGCTGCCAGTGTAACCAGGAAGACTAAGTCTAAGTGGTACGGTATTCCACCAGATAAGATTCTTGAGCTTTGGAAAGCAGAAGCTGACCGTGCTACCACACTGGGAACATTCTATCACAACCAAAGAGAAGCAGATCTATGTTCTCTATCTTCTATAGAATTAGAGGGTATACCTATTCCAATCTATAAACCTATTGAAGAAGGTACTCAGAAAAAAGCGCCTGAACAAAAGCTTACAGATGGGATCTACCCAGAGCATATGGTATATCTTAAGTCTGCCGGTATATGTGGACAGTCTGACTTAGTTGAAGTAGTTAATAGTAAGGTAAACATTATTGACTATAAGACTAATAAGGAAATTAAGACAGAATCATTTAAGAACTGGGAAGGGATATCAGATAAAATGTTCCATCCAGTAAGTCATTTAGATGATTGTAACTTTAACCACTATGCTTTACAGCTGAGTATTTATATGTATATTATACTGAAGCATAACCGTAAACTTAAGCCAGGAAAGATATACATTCACCATGTGCTTTTTGAAATAGAGGGAACAGATGAATATGGGTATCCTATTACTAAGTATTCATCAAATGGAGATCCAGTAATTAAAGAAGTTATACAAATGGAAGTACCATATCTAGCAGATGAAGTTATCTCCATCATTAACTGGCTATATGATAACAGAGACCAAATTAAAAAGAAATGATAGTAAGATTATTTGACGTGCAGAATGGGGTAGTTGTACCTACAGAGCATTGTTTTACAATGAAAGCACTTAAAGATATCATGGATAATTATCCAGAGGATTATCTTAAGATCTACCTGTACCTGTTCTATATGACATGTCCTAATCCTGATTTAAATATATTCTTCCATACTCCGGCAATGGACAAAGAAGACTTGATTCTAGATCAGATAGAGGCAGAGTTTTCCCCGGAAGACAAAGACATCTATACAGCCCTGCAGTTCTGTGCAAAGTTATATGAGACACCAACCTCCCGCGCGTATGATGGTATGCAAAAAGCTCTAGATAGAATAGCAAGATACTTAGCTACTACTCAAATTACAGATGGTAAAGATGGTAACATAGGTCAAATTAGAGCTATGGCAAAAGACTTTGACTCAATCAGACAATCATTTAAAGGTGCCTATAAAGACCTACAAGATGAACAGCAAAGCAAAGTAAGAGGTGGTCAGGGATTAGCTTATGATTCATAATGGATTTCTGGAACGACATACCCACCTGGGATAATGGAACCTGGACTACTACTAACTTTGAAACCAGAGAAGAGTTTAGAGTTTTTATATTCAGCATATTCAGAGAGCCTGGTCAGTACAACTTTAATGAGGATAGTAGTAAGATCTTTAATGAGCAATGTAGACTATTTAATGAAAATAAAGTATACTGTACAGCCCCATATAAGTCTAAGGACTTTATTAATTACTGGGATGACCAGAAAGAGAAATGCCGTAAAGGTGTTATTGTAAAGTCTGGTAAAGAGATATGGTTCTTGGCCCGGGAGTATTACATGTGGCTTAACTTCTTACCTATCTTTAACAAGGAGATACAAGCCTTTGGGTTTGCTGATATACGGGATGCTCAGTATCACATGGCTCTTTATGAACTGTTAGCTGAGTTACACTATAAGCATTCAGCTATTCTTAAGAAACGTCAGATTGCATCTTCTTATTATCATGCTGGTAAACTACTCAATCAACAGTGGTTTGAAGCAGGGGTTACTCTTAAGATGGGTGCATCACTCAAGGATTACATCAATGAGAAAGGTACTTGGAAGTTCTTATCTGAGTATGCTGCTTTCCTGAATGAACATACTGCATGGTATAGACCTATGTCACCAGACAAGGTTATGATGTGGCAGCAGAAGATTGAAGTAAGAAAAGGAGATAGAAAGACTGAAGTAGGTCTCAAAGGTACTATTCAAGGTATGTCATTTGAGAAAGATCCTACAAATGGTGTAGGGGGTCCAGTAAAATACTTCTTTCATGAAGAGGCTGGGATTGCTCCTAAGATGAATACAACCTTTGGATATATCAAACCAGCCCTTAAGTCAGGTATGATAACTACAGGTATGTTCATTGCTGCAGGATCTGTGGGGGACTTAGACCAATGTGAGCCGCTGAAGGAAATGATCCTTAATCCGGAGGGTACTGATATCTATGCTGTAGATACAGATCTCATAGATAGTAAAGGTACTATAGGTGTATCAGGTTTGTTTATTCCAGAGCAGTGGTCAATGCCACCCTATATAGACGCTTATGGTAACTCATTAGTAGAAGAAGCGCTCCAGGCACTGGATGATTACTTTGAAGAATGTAAGAAAAAGATGTCACCGGAAGCATATCAGCTTGAAGTATCACAGCATCCAAGAAACATTGAAGAAGCCTTTAAACATAGAAAGGTATCTATATTCCCACAACATTTAGTGGGGGCCCAGCTTAGAAGAATAGAAGACAAAGAATACTCATATGAATTCTTAGATATTTATAGGGATGACCAGGGTATACCCAAGGTTAGAGAGACTAATAAACTTCCTATATCTGAGTTTCCTATATCTAAGAAGACAGAAGACAAAACAGGAACTCTAATTGTATGGGAAAGGCCGGTAAAAGATCCAACCTTTGGAATGTATTATGCATCTATTGACCCTGTATCAGAAGGTAAAACAACTACATCAGATTCATTGTGTTCTATTTATGTGATGAAAGCCCCGGTAGAAGTAACTAAGATTAGTGGTGTAGAAGTAGAAAACTTTATAGAACAGGATAAGATAGTAGCTGCTTGGTGTGGTAGATTTGATGATATCAAGAAAACACATGAGAGACTAGAAATGATAATAGAATGGTACAATGCCTGGACGGTGATAGAGAACAACATCTCTTTATTTATCCAGTACATGATATCAAGAAAGAAACAAAAATATCTAGTACCTAGAACACAGATTATGTTTCTCAAAGATCTTGGTGCCAATGCAAATGTATTTCAGGAGTATGGTTGGAAGAATACAGGTATACTATTTAAGTCTCATCTTCTAAGTTATGTCATAGAATATACTAGAGAAGAACTAGATACTGTTACTAAAGAAGATGGTACTATAGTAAAGACCACTTATGGTATAGAGCGTATTCCGGATCCTATGTTACTTAAGGAAATGCAAGCCTATACTGAGGGACTTAACGTGGATAGACTAGTAGCTTTCTCTGCACTGGTAGCTTTCATGAAAATTCAACAATCAAATAGAGGATACCAGAAGCGTGTTATCATGGATGACGCAGCCAAAAACTTGCAAAAGTCAGATAATTTGTTTAAATTATCTATGAGCCCTTTCCGTCATATGGGGAAGAGTAGACTTGGTAATGGGCAAGGTTTTAAAAAATCACCATTTAAAAATTTTAAATAGAAGCTATGCAAGTATATAATGCTATGCAGCTCAAAGCAGGAGCTAAGGTTAAACATAATAGAATGGGTAGTATTACCCAGCCATTACAGTTTTTACCAAAAAAAGAAAAAGACCAAGAATGGGCAGCATGGAACTTAGACTGGCTTGAGTGGAATGGATTAAAACAAATCCGTAGGAATGCACGCAGGCTGATGAAGAACTATAAGCTTGCTAAAGGTATTATAGATAAGTCAGATTATATTATTGAAGAAGACAATGAGATGAGAGACATAGTTGAGGTTCTTACTAAAGAAGACAACTCTGCTCTTGAACTTAAGTTTTATCCAATCATACCTAATGTTATTAATGTTCTTGTAGCTGAATTTGCTAAGAGATCTACTAAGCTTACTTACCGGGCCGTAGATGAGTTCTCTTACAATGAGATGATGGAACAAAAGCGTGCTGCTGTTGAAGAAGTATTACTAGCTGATGCTCAAGTAAAGATTATGGCAGCTATGGCTGAACAAGGTTTAGATCCTAATTCAGAAGAAGCTCAACAACAAATGGATCCTGAAAAGCTTAAAACTCTACCTGAAATTGAAATGTTCTTTAAGAAAGATTACAGATCATTGGTAGAACAGTGGGCTACTCACCAGCATAAAGTGGATATAGAAAGATTCCGCATGGATGAGTTAGAAGAAAGAGGTTTTAGAGATATGCTTATTACAGACCGTGAGTTCTGGCACATGCGTATGATGGAAGATGACTATGAAGTAGAACTTTGGAATCCTGTTCTTTCTTTCTATCATAAGTCACCGGATGCAAGATATATTTCTCAAGCTAACTGGGCAGGTAAAACAGATATGCTTACTGTAGCTGATGTTATTGATAGATATGGGTATCTGATGACTACGGAGCAATTAGAAGCATTAGAAGCAATCTATCCTATCAGATCTGCC